ATTTCTTCTTTTGTAACCATTCCACCTTGTATTGTGGTGTATTGAAAAGACTCCCAATCATCATCTTGTTTTCCTTTGAGATACATTTCATAAGACCAATTACCATAACCCTTTGGAGTTCCACACATCAACACATGGCCAAGTCTATCAGCTATTGATGCTCTTAATACTTCAAACCATGTACGTTTATCTATATCTGCAAATTCGTCTAAAATTAAAAAGTCTAATCCTGTACCTCTAAGACTATCGTAGTTATCTGCACCTTTTAATGATATTTGACTATTTGTTTTTCTAATAGTTATAGTCATTGTAGTTTCGTTAATGTCCTCAATCCAATTAAATAGATTAAGCATTTCTTTAAGAGTTCCCCAAACAATCTCTTTAGCCATTTTAAATGTTGGTGCTACATACCAAATTTTACGATTGGGTTGAGATGCGTATTTCATCATCTCTGTAACAGCTAAATATGTTTTACCAAATCTACGACCTGATATAAGAACTCTGAACCTTGCTTGGCTCTGACTTACTTTGAGTTGTGGTTTTGTTAGAGTTATTTTCATTACACCAATAGGTTAAATATAATTTATCTTTATTAAATCTTTCTTGATATTTGTTTGTTACTGCTATGATTTCTACAGCACCAGCTTTTACGCAATCTGTCCATGTGTTATATTTTTCAGGGTGTATCTTTGTAGTGTAACACATTCCTGTAATATAAGAACAAAGTGTATAAGCTAAAACAAATTTCATTAGCCTAATGGATTTTTAGATGCTTCTTTGATTTCTTCTATTTCTAACTTTAAAACTTCTATTTCTTTTTCTAAAACTTTTATTTTAGAATTGTCATGTGTGTGATCGAAATTATGATCGTGTTTTTCTACTTCTTTTTTTAACAATTCTATTTCTTTTGTATTATCTAATATTGCAAATCCATTAGTTTCTATACCTGACAAATCAGGTGCAGTTTGATTTGATAATTGTTCGATTGTAGATTCCATCTTTGCAAATTTAGTAAATCCAGCACCAATAGATGCGATTAAACCTAATATTACTACTATGTTTGTTAGATTATCTTGTATTTTTTTTATCATTGTTTTAACTCCTGTAATTCTAAAAGTAATCGTCTTTTTTTAGACTTGATCTCATTTAGTTTTTTTATCTTAATTCCAATTATATCATTATCAATATATTTGACTAAATCAACATTGTTATAAATAGCCCTATTATCGAATATAGGTACTTGATCTAAGTATATGTCTTTAGGCTTGTAAAAATCCATATTGTTATAAGCAAATAATGACGCTTGATCGTTTTGCATAGCATCTAATTTAATTATATTTTTAATCTGTAAGTTCTTTGCACTATCTTTGATTTGCTCATCTACTTTAGCCATAATCTTATCTATTTTAGGTTTCTTTGTATTCTTCTTTGCAACCTTTGTTTTAACTTCTTTTTTAGGTGCTTCTTCTGTGCTTTCTTGTTCAGTTTCTTCTATAACTTCTTCTTCCTTTTCTTCTGTCATTTCTGAAGTCATTTCTTCTTTAGCTTCTGCAATCAATTCTTCAGTAATCATTTCTTCTTCAGGTTTTTCTTCAACCATAGCTTCTTCCATGACTTCTGGTTTTTCTTCCATCTTAGGTTCTTCTTCAGGCATAGATTCAATTTCTATAAATTCTTCAACCATAAATGTTTCTTCTAATTTAGGTTCTTCTTTGATCTCAAACGTAAATTCTTCTTCTAATTTTAATTCTTTAAATGTTTCTTCTTGTAATTCTTCAAATACGTTTTTAATTTCTTCTACTATTTCGTTAGATATAACTTCATCATCATAAGTCATAGTAACAACAATATTATCTACATTTGCACCGCCTAATGTTGATGGTGCATTGGCATCTGTTCCTAGAATTTTAAGATTACCTAAATTAGAGTCTTGGCCATTGTAAATAAGTCTATCAGTAAAGTTAGCACCATTGATTCCTGTTACATCTGTTCTGATTGTTGTATTTGTTGCTAATAAATTACCATTAGAATCTTTGATTTCTAATGTAATTGTAAAAGTATCAGCACCACCACTTCCACCCCAGCAACCAGCTACAGCACATTCTCCATTTTGTACTTCTACTGTACTGTTTAGAGTAATACCATTATCTAACATATCTTGAGTTATCGTATCTGATGTTAAATCAAATTGTTGTTCTATTGACCCACTATCTCCAAATTCTAAATCGTAGTTTGATGATACGCCATTGAGTTCGCAACAATCGTTTAATACTTGGACATCTCCATTAGTAGTCCAACCACTTGCATTTCCTGTTTCAAAATTGCCGTTGGTAATTAGATTATTTGTCGTTATTTCTTCTGCTGAAGTTGTAAGGGTTAATATCATCAGCAAAAGTATTGATACGATATACTGCATAACCCATAACTCCTATAAATAGTATTAACCAAATCATTTAGTATGTAATTCTAAAGTTTTAGCTTCTTCTTTATTAATTTTTTTATCTACTTTTTCTCTTTCCTTAATTCTTTTAACATATGTTTCGTAATCTGGTCTTTCATGTTTATATTTTTTCCATATTTTTAATGCTTCATTTCCTATCTTACCATCTACAGGGCATGGAGTACCAGCATTTATCATAGCTTCAAAAACTCTTTCGTCTTGGCAAAGCAAAGCAACAGAGCCTACTTTCATACCAAAATCATATAATACTTTAGCAAGTTTAATTCTTTCACAATTTAAGTCTCTGTTTGTTTTTCCACCTGAAAATCCTGTACCAAATGTTTGAATACCTACTGATACTCCTGTTGCACAAACGTCTTGCGATTGAGCAGAGAATGATGGTGCAGATGCAGTAGGTGGTGCAGATTTAATATTTGAGTGATTTGTAGAATTAGTAGTTGTATTTGATGATGACCCAGATTGATATGTAGTTGTAGATGAAGATGTGTAGCCACCCTCGATTGCAGTATTAGAACCAGATGTATTAGTTTGAGTAGAACCTGAGTGTGCTGGTTTTACACAAAAAGCCAATAGAGATAACAATATTATTAATGTTCCTGTAAAGTAATAGTTCATTATCCTACCCATAAATTATTTCTTTTTCTTTTTTTTTTCTTGAAACAGTTTATCTATCAATTCTCCTAACTTGTCGAAGAAACCAAATATAGCAAATGCAATTCTATCAATCATATTCTAAAACCTTTTTTCCAAGATTGAACTGCCCAATAAGCACTTGAAAGCGATTTTTGACCTTTTACTTTTGCCAAGATTGGACGAAATCTATCCATAAATGATCTTTGCCTAGCTGGTATATTTTTTTTAATAGATAACTCTTTACTACCAAATCTAACTACTTGAACTCTGCCTGTTTTTCTATTTTTAACATAAACAGCAAATTTTTTAGAGCCACTTGGAGTTCTAAATGGTTTATTTAATTTAACAGTTCTACCTTTGTATTTAGCCATGACGCATAAATATCATATAAAACATAAATAATAAATTAAAATAATGTTGATTCTATTCTGTTTTTAGCAATTTCAAAATATTGTTTATCTATTTCTATTCCTATAAATTTTCTGTTAAGATTTTTACAAGCAACTGCTGTACTACCTGAACCTATAGCAAAATCTAAAACAGTATCGTTTTCGTCAGTATAGGTTTTTATTAAATATTCTAGTAAAGATATTGGTTTTTGTGTTGGGTGTAAAACATTACCCTCTGATTCTGCTGTTTTAAAATATTGTATTGTTTTTGGGTATCTTAAACCATCTTCATTTTTAACTAATGTAGGTTTTTGTTTTGAATATACATCTGTATTTCTTAAACCATATCCTTTATTGTATGGTTCTCCTTTTTCCATTTGAGCATAATATTTTGATTGTCTATTATAAAAAATAGATATAATTTCACTATCTCTCAATGGTTGTTTTTTTGCATTTAGATAATTAGTAGCTTTACTTTTTTGCCATATCCAATCATATTTAAAACAGCTTAAATTTGACAATCTTAAATGACTACTAAAAGGTTCTGTTCCAAATAAAGCAATACAACCAATATCTTTAATAATTCTTTTAAGCTGTTTCCACATTGGCTCAAAAGGAATTATATTATCCCATTTACATTGCGTTGTTCCATAAGGTGGGTCAGTAAGTATTAGATCAATAGACTTATCAGGTATTGTTGGTAATATTTTAAGACAATCATCATTATAAAGTTTCATTTAATTTCCTTAATAATTTATACCATTGATCTTTGTACTTTTTGTCATTGGTCTTGTTATATAGATTAGCAAGACGATCTAGTTCTTTGGTTATCTTTTGAAGAATCTCTGTCTCCATTTGCCACAAACAAAGTTATCTTTAACACCTATAGTTTGGAATACACCACAGAATGATCTTCTTTCGCTATACATACCACAGTTTCCACAGGCTTCTTTGCCTACTGACTTTCTAAAATCGTTAGGCATTTGGTATGGAATAAACGTACCATCAGGATAGAAGTTACCTCTTTTTTGCATCTTCAATTATCTTTCTTAATTCTGTTATGCAAATAAGAGTTTTATTTAATTTACCAAGTGCAATATCTCTTTGTTTCTTTACAAGTTCTAACTCAGCTTTAACTTGTTCAAATTGTTTATTTTCCTTGTCCACGATATTTTCCTTTTCCACGTTGTCTCCTTTTGTGTTTATTTAATG